AAAGGGAAGTTATGATGAAAATGGAAATTCTGATGTTACCAAAGCCCTTCTTGAAATATTAATGAACAGATATACTGTCAAATACAACAGTACCAATGTAAATGCAATATCAAAGACTATATCAGAAATACCTGTAACTCCTCAAGAGGCTATATTAAGAACCAAAGGAAATTTATTCCCCATTAATCAACTGAATGAAAGATTAAATCAAATTGACAATAATCCTAATGAATATGATGATGTTTATACAGGAGAATTGGTAATCAATAAGAGTGGCAAAGTTGAATTTACTCCTACCAATGAAATTCCTATTAGGGATTTTCCTTTGAAAGACAATACTGCAAGAGGATGTTTGGAAATATTCCAAATGCCAGTTGAAAAGGATGGCAAGGTTAATTCTGAAAGATATATAGCAGGATTAGACCCTTATGATAATGACCAAGCAGATTCAATGTCCTTAGGTTCAGTGTTTGTATTGGATTTATTCACTGATAGATTGGTTGCTGAATATACTGGTAGAAAGGATTTTGCAGAAGATTTATATGAGATAGTAAGAAAGCTTTGTATGTTTTATAATTGCAAGTGTTTGTATGAAGCCAATAAAAAGGGCACATTTGCTTATTTCAGTAAGATGAACAGTACTCATTTATTGGCAGATACTCCTGAGTATTTAAGAGATAAACAATTAATAAAGTATACAAGTTATGGTTCATCAGCTAAAGGAGTAAATGCTTCATTACCTATTAATAATTATGCGAATATTTTAATAAGGGATTGGTTTTTAAAGCCTATACCTACTATAGTAAAAGAAGGCAATGAGGATAAAGAAATAATGATTCCTAATTTATATTTCATTAGAAATAGAGCTTTATTAAGAGAAGCAGTACTGTTTAATCCTGATATTAATGTGGATAGAATTAGAGCTTTAGGTATGGTGATGTTATATAGGGAAGAAAAGATGATATTATATCAAGGGGATGTAAGAGGTAAAATGGAGAATAATGACAATAAAACCTATATGGGCAATGATGATTTCTTCAATACTAACTATGATAAGAGATTCCCTCAATTAGCAAAAGGAGAAGAGGTTGATTATTAAATGACTTATACTATTGTTCATAATATACCTTTTATTTATATTTGTGCAATAATTATATAAAATAATAAATGGAACATGTAACAAGTTTACCTCCCCAAATGCTTTCTTATAAAAAGAAGAATAAAGCTTGGGTAAAGAAACACTTGGATTGGGCAGATTCCAAATCATGTGCAAACTATAGTCCTGTAAGAAAGACTGTAATGCATAAAAAGATTAATTATGACCTTTTAGGAGGCACTTTGCACATGTCTGATTTGGAATTGATATTAAATCCTAATGGTATTAAAGCTGACTTTATACCAGACACTATACAACATTATCCTATAATAAACAGTAAACTTAATATTCTTTTAGGAGAAGAAATAAAAAGAACTTTTGATTATAGGGTAGTAGTCACCAATCCTAATGCTATTTCTGAAATAGAGAATAATAAAAAGCAAGAACTCTTGGCAAGACTTCAAGAGTGGGTATCTAATAATAGTCAGAGTGAAGAAGATGCTCAAAATGAATTACAGAAAATAAATGAGTATTTCACCTATGAATGGCAAGATTTTAGAGAAGTGAGAGCTAATGCTCTCTTAAATCATTATGTAAAGGAATATAATATGCCATTGATGTTTAATACAGGGTTTATTGATGCAATGGCAGTAGGTGAAGAGTTATATATTGTTAGTTCTGTAAGTGGAGAACCTACAGTTGAAAGGTTAAATAATATGAAGACCACTATATTGATGTCAGGTCTTTCTAATAGAGCGGAGGATGCTGATATGATTATATTGGAGGATTATTGGAGTCCTGGAAAAATAATAGATACTTACTATGATGTACTTTCTCAAAGTGATGTAAAGAAGATAGAAGAATATACAAGTGGTCATAAGGCTAATGTGGATTCAATGGATAACATTGATGAAAGATATGGGTTTATTAGAAAGGATATGGTATCAGAAATAGATACTGATGAATTATTCTTAATGGATCCATTTGGAACAGTGGCTAATAATAGTATGTTGCCTTATGATATGGCTGGTAATATAAAGGTCTTAAGAGTGTTTTGGAAATCAAAGAGAAAGATTAAAAAGGTTAAATCTTATGACCCTGAGACTGGAGAAGAAGAATTTAATTTCTATACTGAAGATTATGTTATTAATGAGGATTTAGGTGAGGAAGAACAAATATTCTACATTAATGAAGCTTGGCAAGGTACTAAAATAGGTGATGATATTTATGTAGATATGAGACCTATGCCAGTACAATATAATAGGTTAAGCAATCCTTCAAGATGTCATTTTGGTATTATAGGTACTATTTATAATATTAATGATGATAAACCTTTCAGTATGGTGGATATTATGAAGCCTTACAATTATCTTTATGATATAGTGCATGATAAGTTAAATAAACTTATAGCTAAAAATAAAGGTAAGTTAATTAAAATGGATTTTGCCAAAACTCCTAAAGGTTGGGATGCTGCTAAATGGATTTACTTTATTGAGTCCAATGGTATCATTGTGGAAGATTCATTTAAGGAAGGTCAAGGAGGTGCTGCCCAAGGTAAATTGGCAGGAGGATTAAATAATGCCTCTACAGGAGTTGTTGATGCTGAGTTGGGAAATAGTATTCAATCAATGATTAACACCCTTGAATATATTAAGAATGAAATGGGTGAAGCTGTTGGTATCAGTAAACAAAGAGAAGGTCAAATAAGTAATAGGGAAACTGTAGGTGGAGTGGAAAGAGCTACTCTGCAATCTTCTTATATTACAGAAACTATATTTGCAAAGCATGATGATTTAAAGAGAAGAGTTTTAGAAGCTTTCTTAGAGCAGGCTAAAGCTTGTTTAAAGGGAAGAAATAAGAAGTTTAATTATATACTTGGAAATGAAGTACAGATGCTTGTGGACATAGATGGGGATGAATTTGCTGAAAATGATTATGGTCTTGTAGTAGATAATGGTAATGGTACTCAGGAATTGAATCAAAAGTTAGATACTTTAGCTCAAGCTGCCCTTCAGAATCAAGCATTGAACTTTTCTACTATTATGAGATTGTATGGTTCTAATTCTATAGCAGAAAAAATCAGAATGGTTGAAAAGTCTGAAAGAGATATGCAAGAAAGAACTGCACAAGAACAACAACAGCAAATGCAATTACAGCAGCAGCAGATTGAACAGGAAGCTCAATTTAAACAAATGCAATTACAGCAGACTGATACTCTTAACTCAAGAGATAATGAAACTAGAATATTGGTTGCTCAAATTAATTCTCAGGCTGAGTCTGATAGATTGGCTTTAATGAATGGGGATGATGAAAGTGCTTTAAACAGAGAAAAGTTAGAAGAAACTAAAAGACAATTTGATGAGAAATTAAAATTGGATAAAGACAGACTTTCATTTGATAAAAATAAGGCAAAAACAGATGCTGAACTAAAGAGATTAAGTATTAATAAGAAACCTTCAAATAGTAAATAATATGAAGAAATTAACTGCTATGGTAGTATCAGATGTTAAACCTAACATTAGTGAAGTATGGCTCCATGATGGTAGAGTGGAATGGTTTTCAAATGGTACTTGGACAAATACAGATATTTCCTTAGAAGAATTTAAGGAAGATGTAAATATTGAGTTTGAGTCATTAAAAGCAGAAAGAGATTCAATATTAAAGAAGTTAGAAACATTGGAAAATAGAATAAAAGTTCTTGAAAAGAATGATAATGGTTAGGTCTTAGGACTTAACCATTATTTTAATATCAAATAATATGGCAGGAATAATAAAGAAATTACAGGATAAAGAATTAGTAGGAGGCAAAGATTCCACAGATGTATATCCTATTACTCATGTAAGGGCTGTGTATGACAGTGATGGTACTTCTATAGAAGAATTAGTAGCTTTTCTAAAGACTAAAGGTATGACTTTTATGGGAGAAGCTGCTCCTACTACTGACCCTGGAGTACCTCAATTTCCTGTTTTTTATGTAGCACTTGTAGGTGGAAGATACCAATATTTTGGAAATATAGATATAGTGGATGGAACCTCTTTTATAATGTATAGAAATAAAAGTTGGACATCTGTATCTTTAGAGGATTTTTTATCATTAAGTAAGACATACTTAAGAAAAGACCAAGATGATACATCAGTAGGTATAATAACTTCCACTAAAGGATTTCAAGTAGGTAATTATGCACAAGGTTCCAGTGGTGCTATATTCAATATAGAAAATAATGAGCAAAAGCATACTTACTTAGAAGTGGATAAACTGAAAGTGAGATTAAAGGCTTACTTTGAAACTCTTGAAATAATCAATGTAAATACTGTAGGAGGAAAACAAATAATATCTCC